TCAAATGCTTTGTTTTGCTCAGAACCCGGTGTTGAGGTGTTCTTTGAAGCCAGCCGTTAGAGCCGCGACTCCGCCTATTTTTAAGGCGAGCGCGGCAAATGAGTCTTTTAGTCCAGCAGTAGCGGTATCTGCTTTTTTGACATTTTTGGCTAGATCTTCGACGTCTGCTTTGGCGGCTTTTAGCTCTGTCGTCTCGCCGTTTATGGTGATGGTTATCTTTACGTCGTTATCTGCCATTTTTCCTGTTACCTAATCTGCCATTAAAATTTAATCTTGCTTGCTCATGATCGCCACAGATCTTTTTGAAATCTCAAACATCCATAAAAAATCTATTTTGAAGCGTTTGCAAAAGGTGCGCAATACGAGTGTGTCGCACTCAAAGACTGCTCCGTTTAGTCCTTGTCTCACGACTAGAGCGATACCTAGCCCCCGCAATATGAGCGTCTCATAAAAATCAAGCCCAAATTCATCTGGGCTCATTTGAGATTGCACGCAAGCAAGGACGCGCTCTACTTTTTTGAGCGTTCCTTTTCGATCACGGCATCTATGGCACGCATCACATCGATGTAGCTAAGACCTTTTTCTTCGATCTCGGCCTTGAAAGCCTCCACATCTTCACCGCTTAGCGTGAGATCAAATCTCTTTTTTGCGGTCTCATCGACATCGATCTTAAACTGGTCGGCTTCCTTGATCTCTTTTTGTTTGGTTGAAATTTCATCTATGATGCCAAGCACATCTTGCAGCGCATTTGCCTTTGCCTTGCCTTCTAGGCACGCAGCGACCTCTTTTTTGACTTCTTTGGCTTCTTCGAGAAGTGCTATCTCGTGTTTTAGGCGCTCTATGGTCTCGACCGCACTTTTTAGCCCGCCAAGCTCATCATTTAGGGCGCGAGCCTCGCTCTTTTTAAGCTCTCTGTATTCAAGCTTGAATTTAGCTTCATCGATGTTAATTTCAAATGGAAATTTAGTCTTCATTTTTTACTCCTCGTCCATAAATGTAAATAGCTCTTCGCCCGCAGCACGCAATATTTTGCCTTTGAGCGATAGTTTCGCAAAGTCACTGCCACTGACTGTTAAATCGCCCTCAAAGCTTAAATTTACAAGCGGGATCGTTAAAATTTGAGCTTTGCCGGTTGCAAGGTTTTTACCATCGACGATGATTTTTCCAAGAGAATTCGATAGCTTTTGTGGCACGATCTTTTTAAATTTTACAGGGTAGTTGCGCGGAGCGCATTTATCCACTGTAAAGCTACCTGCCGCCATGTTTTCGGTGGCGATGTATATTTTTGCGTCTTTTAGCACCGGATCGCCGATTCGTATTTGCTCGGTGTCTGCCTTGATTGTTTTTCCAGTAAAGAATTTACCGCCTGCCGCGTATGTTTCGCTCTCTACCAAACCCTTGAAACATAGGGCTAGGTTTGGTATGCTAATGTCGCCGATCTCAGTGCTAAACGTGTATTCAGCTTTGGTTTCAAGCTCCATGACACTTTCGCCCAAACTCTCATCGTTTGAAAGCAGCTCTTTTTTCTCAACTGTGCGGTTTAGGCTCACACTTTGTTGATACCCAAGCACGGTCGCTTCTGTTTTTCCTTGCGGGACAAAGCTCACTGTTGCAGTGGCTAGTCTTGCTATTTTTTCATTTGCCATTTTTGTTCTCCTTAAATTTTAGTTTTTGAGCCCAGTTTAAATTTATAGCAAGCTAATCGCACTTTGAAGGCAAATCGTGCGGGCTGTTCTCTTTACCTGAAAAGTGGCGATTAGCAGGGTCAATCGATAAACTCGGCTATTTTTATCTTAACGTTGAATTTCACGCAATACAGCGCATTTGTGACAAACGCTACCTTTGCACCATATACGATGTATTCGCTATTGCTCGCCCCAAAACGAAATAGATCACGGCGCATCTCATCCACTCTTGGCAGTAGCGCGCTTTTGTCGGCATTGAGCGTATTGGCAGCGATGATGACGCCAAATATTGCATTGTCAGTTGATTCATTTACGCGCTCAAAGCCCTCAAACACGAGATACTCGCCGTTTTGTTCGAGAGCTTCGTAGCTTGGTAGCTCTTTGAGTAAAAATTTATCTTTGAGCTGCTTTGCTATTTGGCTGATTGAGTTTGTCACAGCACATCCTTTCGCATCTTGCTTTGATAAAATTTAGCTGAGTGTAGTTTGCCCTCATCATCCACAAAAGGCGAGCTTTTGATAAACTTTTGTGCTACCTCAAAGATCATCTCATCTTCGGCATTTAGCTGCACTTTGAGATAAATTTTAAGTCTGATATATGCGAAGTCTTCCTTTGCAAAATACGGCACATCTCTACCTTTGCTTATCTCCTCAGCATCATTTACCGCGCGCTCTACCATTTCATCTGTGATCTCGTTTGGGTTTTGCAGGCTTTGCTTAGCCCTGCTGGTTAGTTTCGCTTTCATCTACGCCTTCTTGCGTGTTTTCATCTGCGTTTTCAGTGTTTTTTGCTTCGGCTTCTTTATCTTTATTTTTATTGTCACTCTTTTTCTTTTTGCTTTCAAGTTCAAGCCCTTGGGCTTTTACAAAGCTTTCGTAGTTTCCCATTCTCCCCTCCTTATTCTGTCGGTGCGTTTTTATACGCCATTTGCCATAGGCCGTATCCTGCGTTATCCTCGGTATCCACGCCGTATCTAAATTCTTTTCTCATAAACGCCGCTTCGTTATCGGGCTTGTCCTGAGCGACAAATTCGGCCTCTTTGTTTTTCTGAAGCACGATAGGCTTGACCGCCCTTGAAGTGTCTAGCAGATACCACGTTTTTTTCTTGGTTAGCTCGTAGCACACGAGGATTTCAACCTCTTTATAGAGAGGATTGCTGGCGCCGTTTGCCTTTTTCTCGGCCAAAAATAGCTCCTTGGCCTTTGCTTTTAGCTCCGGCGGTACTACGATAAGATTTGGCTTTATGCGAAGCGGATTTCCGTTATCCTTGATGAGTCTGCCCATCTCGGCTACCGTTTTTTCATAGTTTTCCTCGGTTAGCTCCAAATTGCTCAAATTTGAAAAACTTTGCCCTTTTACTTGGTGATCGGCGGCGAAAAACTTCTTGCCGTCGTAGCAGTCGCCGTTTGACTCAAGTAGACCAAATACCATAGAGTTGTAGTGCTCCGGTACTGTGGCGGCTAGATCTATTATGCGAGGCTTTACGATGCCTAGGTTGTCGTATTCGATGACGTCGCGTTTGACCTTTATCGATGATTCCCAATCTTTTTTAGAGATGGTGTAGTTCCAAGCCGCAAGCTCGTTTAGCGTTCTATCTCCTACCCATTCTCGCATACTAGGCATATCTGCTAGCCACGAATAATCGACCGTTACGGTATTTGCGTTTATTTCGGTAGCGACTTTCAAATAATCGCTATTTTGCGTATTTAAAGCATCATTAAAGACTGCTTTAAATCCTTTTGAAACTTCCTTCATATAGCTTTCATCAAGTGTTCTTTTTGCCATTTTGGTAACTCCTTAAATTTAAAGTCCAAGCTGTGCTTTGACAGCTGGATCGATGTCAAGTTCATCTTGTTTGTTTTTCTCGATATTTTTGGCTTTTAGCACGCTGGTGGCTTCGCTTTTTGAGACTTCAAGAAAGCTATCAAGCGCATTTGCTTCAAGTGCCATAGCCATTTCTTTACGATTTGGTAAAAGCTCTCCATTTTTGATCGCCATTTCTATGCGCGCTGTTTTTGCGTTGTTTTGTTCGGTCGCGAGTGCATTTTTGAGTGCTTCGATCTCGCTATTTTTTTCATCGATCTGAGCTTGCAAAGCCGCGTTTTTCTCGCTTAGTTCGTTAAATTTGACCGCTAGGTCGTCGTTTTGTGACATGTCTTCTCCTTTGGATTGATTATTTAGTGCTTGATTTAGCAAATTTGGGCGATTAACCAGCCCTATACTGCCAATCCTCACCACCTCTCTTATCCCATTGTCGCGGTAATTGACCTCATACGCCGGGCTCATATACCGATATAGTCTCTTTTCTACCAGCTCTTTGCCAATTTGTGTGAATTCTAAGCTCGCATATATGCCATCACCCCTTGCTTCAAGGCTATTTATGTCAAACCACCCCATAGCCTCGCCATCAAAGTGATCGCGGTCTAGCAAAATATCCACACCTTGGCTTTTGGTATTGGTGACGACAAAATTTGCGTCTATATTAAATACCCGCCCGTCGTAGCCGACTATTTGCTGTCCTGCGGGACTGATCTTGACCTTTTCGTTTGTTTGCGCGGTGTTTAGCTCTAAGCAAATCAAATCTTTGGCAAGCTCCATTTTTGCTCCTTCGTTCGTTTCGGTGCATTTTAGAGCTTTTTAAAATTTAAAACACTCTAAATAGCCCTTATATAGAGTGTTTGAAAAAAATTTTTGCGTTATAGTGTCGGCAAAAACGGAGTGTAAATGAGAGAAGTGGCGAAAGAACTATACATAAAAGGAAAAAGCATAGATGAAATTTGCACGGCACTGGGGATCACGCGACAAACGTTTTATTATCATAAAAAAGCAGACTTTAAAAAAGGTATAGATTGGGACGGACTAAAACTATCAAATTTACGCAGCGAAGATGAGCTCGAAAACAAAGAAGCCCTTTTCGTAAATAGCCTCATTGAAAACTATGAGAAATTTTTGCAAACCGCAGGCGAGCTAAATCCCGAGCATATCGAAGATCTTCATAAATTTGCAAAAGCATATTGGTCTATCAAAGCCCCGCGCCAAATCAACCCCAAAGAAATTGAGCTAAAAACTGCTAAAAAGACCATTCAAACTATCGCAAATTTAGCTCTCTCGCAAAAGCAAAGCGAAGTCACCACGTGGCTTAGCGAAAATGCCGACTTAATAATTTCAAGCGTTCTAAAAAATGAAAAGTAAAAATTTAAGCGTTTTAAGCCATTTTAGCCTTTTAGTTATCAAGGGTATTGCCCCAAATGATTTAAACGAATTTAAAGGGGGTTTAAACGTTTTTAAAAGGGGTTTTATCAAATGGATGTGAAAGAATTAAAGTCCTACTTGAAATCACTGCCAAATATTTTAGACGATCAAGGAGATTTTAGGCGCGAAAAAGCACAAAACGATTTTTATTATTTTGCGACGCAGTATTTCGCGCACCAGCTTGGCATAGAGGGCAAGGCAGGGCTATCAAAATTTAAAGAGAGTAGCAAATTCCGCCTATTTGTATATAACAAGCTTGAAAGAGTGTGTGCGGATAGACGCTGCGTGCTCATAGAAGCTTACAGGGGTGGAGCAAAAACTACGCTCATCACTAGGCTGTATCTACTTTGGCAGCTTCTAAGCGGACGCAAAAACTACGGCATAGTCGTTAGTTCAACCATAGACATCGCAGTTGAGAGCAGCGATACCTTGCGCGTAGAGCTCGAAGAAAACGCAAAGTTAAAAAATGATTTTAAAATTTCAATCGGCGAAAAATGGAAAAGTGAAGAATTTATTTTCTATACCGACAAAAAGCCAAAGAAGCTTAAATTTTTTGGTGCTGGCAAAAAAATAAGGGGTACGAACTTTTTAGGACGCCGTCCTGACATCATCATAGCCGATGATATAGAAAACGATGAGAATGTCGAGAGCCTAGCACAACGTGAGAAGCTTTATAAGTGGTTTAGAAAGGCAGTTTTAAAGCTGCCAAGTAGGTATGACGATAAATTTAACATCATCGTCGTTGGCACGAGGCTTCATCACGACGGGCTTTTAGCACGCATTAAAAAGCTAAGTAGCTTTACTAGCTTTAATTTCCCGCTTGTCGTTAAATTTCCAGACAATATCGACACCCTCAACAAAGACAACATAAAAACAGCAAAGATCATAAATATGAAGCTTGATGATGAAAGCATGGATAAGTGTGCGATTTTGGCTGAGTTTTTTGATGACAAAGAGAGTTTTTATTCTGAATATCAAAACGAGCCTTTAAGCAAGGACGGGGCGATATTTGCTGGGTATAAGACCTATGAAGTGATGCCTGTTTGCGATGCTTATTATATCGGCATTGACCCAGCCATGGGAAAGGCAAGAGGGGATTATTTTGGGCTGGCACTGCTTGGCAAAAAAGACAAACAATACTATCTTGACACCAAAGGCTACAAGATAAAGCCTGATATGATGATAGAAAAGATAGTAAGGCTTTATCTTAAAATTTTAAGCCTTGGTAGGCCTGTAAAGATAGCCATTGAGACGATCGCGTTTCAGGAGTTTTTTAAAGACAAGCTAAAAGATGAATTTGCCAAAAAGGGCATTATTTTAAGTGTTTGCGAGCTAAAAAACTCGGTCACAAAAGAGCTTAGACTTGACGCACTTGCGCCATACATCACAGATGGCACGATAGAGGTAAATTTAGACAACACACTTTTGATAGAAGAGCTTGATACATATCCAAAAGCCCCGCACGATGACTTACTGGATGCTAGCGAAATGGCGTTTCGGATCGCTTCAAGTGTCGCCATAGCAGACTATCGCGCGATCAATAAAATCATTAAGAAAAATAAAAATTTAATCAGATCATTAAAGGATAGATACACGTGAAAAAAATAATCATAAAAAAGAGTGATAAAGCAGATGTGTTAAGTGGCATAAACTACGATCTTGTAAGATCAGCCATCGTTGAAGGCAGCTTTGAAAGCCTTGTGCGGGTATTTGAGTATTTCAAAGCCACAGACGCACAAATAGGCTCAGAGCTTTTCAAGCGCAAGGTCTATGTCAGTGCATTACCGATATTTTTTGAGAGTGAAGATAAAGCGCAAAATGAGTTTATGCTTAAATATCTTGAAAGCATAAAATTTAAAAAATTCCTTTTTGCCTGCACGGCTGCGATCGCTTATGGCTTTGCTCCTTTTATCAAGCAATGGCAAAACACGGACGGCGAAATTTTACCGCAGTTTAGCTTCATCGCACCGACATACTTTAACACTGACCGCGAGGATCGGCTATATCTAAAACAAAGCTTTGAAAAGCTATATGTGGATGAGAATTTAGATTTGTTTTGGCTACATTTTCACCCAACAGATAGCGGCGACATCATCACTCAAAGTCTGATGTATCGAATAGTAACGATCACAGCCCTTAAACACCTTGCCATCTCAAAATATATGAGTTACTTTGACAGCCTATCCGTGCCACCACTTGTGGTGAAATCTGACTCCATAGAAGATGAAAGAAAAAGTAGTGCGCTCATAGAAGCGGCGGTAAATTTACGCGCAAACGGAGTGGGGCTTTTTTCAAAAGATGATATTTTAGAGCTACTTAACGGCAATGTTGATAAATCGACCTTTCTTGAATTCATTAAATATTGCGACGATAGCATATCAAAAAGCATAACAGGACAGGTGCTTGCTGGCAACTCACAAGCAAACGGCACGCAAGCTCTTGGCAAGATACACAATGAAGTAAGACAAGACATCCTACGCTTTGATGCGATGCTGATAGGTGCAAGCATATATGAGCTGATAAATGAAATTTTGGTGTTAAATTTTGCAAACGTCAAGCCATTTAAATTTATGCTCGATGCAAATCTTGAAGCCGATGAAGAAGCCTTATCAGCCGTATATGAAAAGATCACAAATATGGGATATGAGATCCCAGTGGAGTTTATGGAGACGACCTTTAAAATCAAGGGGCTAAAACTAAAAAGTGAGCAAAATGAGCCAACAAATAATGCTTCTAAGCAAAGCAGGCAAGATAAAAACGCAAAAGCTTTAAATCTACCACTCGATAACATCGATGCAGCACTATCGTCTAGCCAATTCAATAAAGCAGACAAAGAGATTTTAAAAGCTGTTGAAAGCTCATTAAATACGCTTTTAAAAGATAGCAGTAGCTACGAAGAAGCCTTTAAAAGACTTGGCGATATGTATCAAAACTTAGACACCAATATGCTTGAATATGTGATGATGAGAGCTATTGCAAATGCCCAGATTTATGGAAGCGATGAATGAGTCCTATTAAAATTTCATTTTTTGATGAGCCTATAAACGCGCTAGCTGCGCTAAGAGTAAGAAAACCCGAGCTTCACTTTGACTATGATGAGATCATGCATGAAACACACACAAGAGTTTTTACAGTTGCAAAGATAACCAAAATAGATCTGCTAAACGACATTCAATCAAGCCTTGAAGATGCATACAAAAAGGGTCAGAGCTTTGAAGCTTGGCAAGAAAACATTAAGCCCGTGCTAGCAAAAAAGGGCTGGCTAGGAGACGTAAGTGTAACAAACCCGCAGACCGGAGAGGCAAAACAAATTTATGTGGGCTCTCGTAGGCTAAAAAGGATATTTGAAACAAATATGAGGGTAAGCTTTGCGCGCGCAAGGTATGAAAGCCAGATGAGCTCGCCATTTGAGTATTTTAGATATGTAGCCATACTTGATCGGCGCACAAGGGCATCTCACGCAAAGCTGCATGGGCTCATACTACCAAAGACGCATAAATTTTGGCAGAAAAATTACCCGCCAAACGACTGGGGATGTAGGTGCCAGGTGCAAGTGGTAAGCGAATATGAGATCAAGCAAAAGGGTTACAAGATAAGCCAAAGTGCGCCAGGGAGCATAGCAAGCAAGGACTGGGCGTATAATCCGGGCAAAAGCAGCGAAAGTTTAGAAGCTGTGCTAGATCAAAAGGTGGCAAATTTAAGCGGTGTATTAAAGCAGATCGTAAAAGATGACTTGCAAGATTACGAGCGTCAGAGGAATTTGTATGTGTGGGAAAAGGGGCTAAATGATGCGATCGATGAGATTATCGTCAAACAAAACCTGCAAACCCCGATAAATATGGTGCAAGTGGGGCTTTTAAGCGACACTTTGGCGAGTATGGCAAGTAAAATTTTAGGCAAAGATGTAAATACAGGCGGTATCATCCTAACTAAAAAAGAGCTCACACACGCTAGTCCAAAGAGAAAAGAAGCCTACAACCACGCTTTTAGGGTCGAAGAAATGAGAAAGATTGTTTCGGTGCTGAGCGATGAGAACAATGCTTATGTGGATATACGAGACGCACATGCGAACATTGTCTTTATGTTTGACGATGAAAAAGATAAAAATAAAGTAAATTTGATCCCGATAGAAATATCAAAAATTCACAAGAAATTCAAGCAAAGTAATTACATCATAACGTTAGACAAAGCAGAAAAAGCTGATATGGAAGGGCTTTTAAAAATTAAAGATATTATAAAGCTCAAGTGACATATAGGTGGGATTCGAACCCACGACATAGGCGGCTTTCGCCCCCCGCGGTTACCTGCTTTTTCAAGCTTCGCATCCGTATATGTCCTATTTGAGCTTTGCCCTAATTATAACTCTTTTATCTAAAAAAGTCAATTATTTTTAAACACCTTCGCTATCTCATCATTCAAAAAGCTTTTGATATTTTCTTTTAAATTTGGTTCTAACTCACCGTTACTATCCACGGGCAAAAATGGACGTGCTGGGATATGGACATTTTTGTGTTTGCCAGCTTTATTTGTGCCAAACTGATGTGTGAGTCCGTATGGGTATCCATCAGCCGAGCTATTGTTTGAGACCGTGACGCTTGTTTTTGTGGCGTTTATGTGCCAGTTATGCGCTAGATTTCCTTTTTGCTGTAATATCTTTCTTGTGCCACCAGCTCCAAATTTATCTAAAAATCTTTTACGCTGACGTTTGCCATTTTTAGTGTATGCGTCCTGCGTGCCACTTTTAATGCCTTTTAGCCCGCCACCGCCAAACTCACTAAACACTGTGGTGGCTGATAGCGGTTTCCACTTCTCCCCAAAAGGGCTTCTCTCATCTTCAAAGGCGTTTTCGATAGAGTTTGCAATCATATTGCCGATACCATCAAACGTGCTTTTTGATAGAGCGTTACCACTTTGAAGCTTGTCAAGCTTGCTTATGATCTCATCAAGCCCTTTGATTTCTATGCTCATCACGTGCCTCTATAAATTTTTGTAAGTATTCGTCATTTGGCTTGATAGTCTCAATTGTAGTCCAAGTCCTGCCGCATTTATCGCAACGCCTAAAGCGCACGGTTTCAAGCCCTTTTACGGTAGCGCCGACTCTTGTTTTTTCGTTTCCGCAATACGGACAAAACATTTTTTACTCCGCGGGGCAACAAAGTCGCCCTTTGCGGGCGGAAGCTGTGCTCCCTGCACCCACCTAAAGCACACCAAGACTTTCGGTCTTGGCGCATTGTTGCGCTATAAATTTATATTTTGGGTAAGATTTTAGCGCATATTTTAAAATTTTCCCAGCATATCAGCCTCGAGCTTTGGCTCTTTGCGTCTTGATCACGGCTTCAAGCCCCGTGATTATCTTGTTTGCTCGTTTTTTATCGAGCATGTATGTATTGGGTACCAGGCAGCCCGTTTGCCTATAAAAAAATCTAAGCCTTGCCGCCTCGTCCCAGCCTAGCTCGTTTATCAAAATTTCAATCTTTTTTATCTGTTTTTGCGTGATTTTATCGGGCTTGGTTAGGTTGCGACCTGCAAAGTCCGGCGTAAAATTTAGCCTATCTTCACACTTGCCGCGCAGGATATTTACGGCCGTGTTTAGCTCGTTTATGCTTAGCTCCTTGCTACTTTTTACGCCAAATCTAAGATCCAGCCAGTCTTGCCACGCCTCGTTGCGTTTGATCTCTTTGTAGAGAGGATCGGTATGAATGATCGTTAAAAGCTGCTTGCGGTAAATTTCTTGACTTCGTGTCATCGCTTACTCCTCGTTTTTAGCTCATTTTTAACTGCCACTAGATACGCGGTAACGCTGTGGATATTGATAGCTAGATATTCAAGAGCTTCTGCGTGTTCATCTTTTATACCGCATTGATCATTTGACAACTCATCAAGCCTAAGAGCAGTGTCTTTACAAATTTCCATAGCACCATAGATTAAATTTTCAACTGTTTTCTTTTTCATCTTGATGTTCCTTTTTGTCATCCACTTGCGCCAAATCCCCAACATACACACTCTTACCACTTGCTAGATCGTCTTTTATGGCTTTGCGGATACGCTCAAATTTTAACCTTATGCTTGGGTCTTTGGCTCTGTTTTCAAAGCTACCGTTGCTTAGCTCTTCGTATGGCTTTTTTTCTTCTTGCATAGCTTGCGTATCGCGCGGCAAGCGGTATATGACCTCGCAGCTTATGTCGCGAAAGATTATGCCCGCTTCCTTGATCGCGGCAAGGTTATCAGCCCAAAACTCTCTTAGCTTGGCCTTGATGTTTTCCTTGCTTAGCTCAAAGGTATGCTTTGCGGCTGGGTGAGAAAAGACGAAATGCAAATTTATACCGTTTATCTTTGCCCATTTTAAAAGCTTAGTATCGATGACCCCCTCTATGCCGTATTTGGCTAGCCTTTGGACAAGTTGGTATTTTGCGATACCGGGAGCGGGTTCAGACATTTGCATCCTTTAGATATACGAAATTTCTAGGAGCCGTTTTTACTCCGAAATATCTTATGTTTTGAGGTTTTTTGTATCTGATCGGCTCTTCTAAAAAATACCAAGAGGCATATTTTTTATCCTTAAAATATTCGTCGAATTCTTCTTTGGTAATTCCAGAGCAGTCCAAATAGCAAGCCCACACCGCTTCTTTGTTTTCGCATCTATCGGCTCTTTTTACTTTTACCTCGCCGACTACCTTTTTTATCGGCGCCGTGGCGTACAAAAATATCCTGTCGTTAGCGACGGACGCTAACGCCTTTCTATATTCTACTCGTTTTGTGCCGTCGAGTATCATGTCTGCAAATTTGGGCTTTACGGATAATAAAATAGCCATTGTTTTTCCTTAAAATTTAAACCTTTTAAAGAACGTTAAAGTGTGTTTAAAACGCTCTTTAAAGGGCTTAAAGCCCTTTAATCGTCCTTGCGGTTTTGCTTTTTATATTCTTCGTAGTCGAATTTGCAGGCGGCAAGCTCAATGATGAAAAATAGGCAAATAATGGCCATCACGTAAGGTATCAAAGTAAGCGCGATGATTCCGGCCATTGCCGTAGCCTTATCCTTTTTCTCGTCTCTTTTGGCTTTTATCGCCCACAGCAAGCCAGTAGTAATAACCACGGCATAAAAATTTAGTATCAGCCCCCAAGTAAAAAAACTCAGCATGATTTTTCCTTTATAAATTTTTTCATACACTCATGCGGATTTAGTCTGTGTTTGGCCATCTCGTCAAATATCCGCCTGACGCTAGTAGATATCGCATAAAAACTATTATCGCAGCAAAATACTCCATCTGCGTGCCCTGCGTTAATGGCGACTACGGCCAAAAAACAAAGCGAGTCGATATAGTATTGAGGCGTATCTTGCTGTACGGGCTCTGAACGCCAATATCTAATGGATCTTTCTTGATGCTCAAAAAATGCCCAAAAAAAGTTATAATTAAATTTTTCCTTGCACTGTTTGATGGTGATGCCTTTTTGTTTCCTATAGAGCTTTAGTAGCTCTTTGATCTCGTCAAACTGTTCGTTCGTCATACTTACTCCTTTCAAAAATTTAAACCTTTTAAAAAGCCTTTAATATCGTTTAAAAGGCTTTTTAAAGGGCTTAAAGCCCTTTAAATTTAGACGTTTGCGCTTTGTAAATTCTCTATCTTAGTTTCTATGCGGAAGTTATCCTTTACGACGCGCTTAAGACCTAGTTTAACGAGCTCGGCGTCTCCTAGTTCTACGATAGCGTCTTTGTTTATAGTCTCTTCGTACGTGATGCACTCCTCGAGCTTATAGCTTTTTAGAGCCTTTATGAGCTTTTCTACTTTCTCTTTTATGCGCGGCAATGATACGCTTTTGCTTAGCTTATAGCCTATCTTGCCAAAGGTAAATTCTTTGCTGCGCTTTTCTGCAAATTCGGCCTTGTTTTCCTCGCAAAATGCCGTTATTTGACTCTCGATATATTTTTTCTCGTTATCGAGCTTTTCTACTTGCGCCTTTCTTGAGTCTTTTATCTCGTTGCATTTTAGGGTTATCTCGCCGTTTATGTCCGCAAGCGCCACCTCAAGCTCGCAAATGCGCTTTAGCGCGCTGTCTACGTCCGTAAATGTTTTTATTTCCATCTTTTGCTCCTTATTTTTGCTTTTCTTCTGTTTGCTCTTATTTCTTGGCTTTTGTGCTTTGCGCCGGGGGTTATGAGGCTCCTCGCAAAGGCCACCTTACTTCTTCTTGCTTTGGTCGGCGTTAGCGTCGGCGCGCCGCCTAGCATACTCGTATCGTTTAGCGCTAGACTTAGGCCTGCTAGCATTGACACGGCTTTCATCATCTGACGTTCTCCTTTCTAAGATTTTAAATTTCATTGCAAATTTGAGCTTGCAAACATACCCGTAGACCGTGCAAACTGGCAAATTCGCTTTAGCTTTTTTGTGGTTTTTAAACTCAAGCGCCATCACTCAAACAAACTAAATTTAAGCTCGCTTAGGCCGTATTCTTTAGCCCACGCCGCCTCTTGCGCCACACCCTCGCTCTTATCGTTCCACTTGCATGGATAGCGATAGTAGTAGCTGCACACTCTAAGCAGCTCTTCGCAGTTTTTCATCACTCTTTCGCGCTCAAGCTCGCTATACACGCCCATCCACGCAAGCACGGGCGAGATAGGCTCGTAGCCGTTTTGCCTGACGATAGAGCAGGCTTGCTGCGCTATTTGCCTCGCATAGTAGTTTCTGTCTCTATCTTTGCACTCGATACTAGCGTAGGGCGTAGAAACAAATACTAATCTTGCCGTTTTCATTCATTCTCCTTTCTTCAAATTTGACTTTATCGAGCCCTAAAAATAGAGCTCTGTAAAATCAAATCTAAGCCGCCGTATCGACGACTCTTAGGCTGGTTTTTTCCAAGATTAGCGCTCCCACTTGCCTAAAGTAATCCCTCGAGTAGTAGGCCTTTTTGCCCCTTATCATGTCTCTTGCGGCTTGGTAGCCGTTGCCGCGCCTGATGCCCCACACGTTGCCTTTAGCATTTATTCTCATTTCAAATCCCTTCTCCCTCATCCTACTCATAAACTCCTCCAGCCGTTTTGCTTGCGTCGTTTGCGTTCTCATAGCACATCCTTTAGTTTTTTGGTGTCTCCGCCGTAAAGCTCCAGTAGGTCTTCCAGCGCGTATTTGACCTCGCGTAGGTTTCTACACTTTTTCCAAACCGTAGCCGCTTCCTCGTTTGAGATCATTACTCCGCTTTTTTCAAAAAGCATTATCACTTCGTTTTCGCCGAAATTTGACAGCGCGTGAGCCGGTTTTCTGATCCTGGTCTCTACTTGCTCGTGAGAGCGGGCTATTTGCAGGTCTAGCGCCTCGGTGCCGGCTAGCACGATAGGACATAGAGCGCAGTCTTGTATGTGGCGGATCTGTTCTAGGCTTTTTTGGCTTAAGAAATTCGCCTCGTCTATCACGATCACCTTGCCGCCTTTGCTTAGCTGCTCTTTTATGGCTTTCATTAGGTGTTGTTGCGATCTTGAGGTGGGTTTGGCGCCTATACTTTCCGCTAACTCCTCTAGTATCTCCTTTTTGCTTATGCCGTCGTATGCGGTTATCATCACGCTTTGAGGCATAGCAGCGCATACGGCTCTTAGTGCCGTAGTCTTGCCCGTGCCGCTTTTGGCGGTGATTTTCATTGTTTCTATTTAGAAGATTGGGTATTTAAAGAAGATTATGCCCAGCAACTGCTCACC